AGTCATACGCCCACTTCATAAATACTACTGAGTTGTTTGCACCAACCAGTGTTGGCTTCAACTTCTTCAAAATCTTAATTCTAGAGCTATCACCAAACGTCAGGCTTGGACTGTAGTACTTGAATCTGTAGCCTTCTCCGTTGTCGCTGTAGCCTGTGTACGTGCTAATACCGTTGATTGTGCCGATGTACAGCGTACCGTCGTCCAAGCGTGTGTATGCCGTAAACTTAGTTGAAGGCCAGCGTGTTACGCGGTACGATCCGTTTTCTAATGTTCCTCTGACGTCAAAACAATACGTTACGTCTTGACCAGTAAAGGTTAGCAGGTAGAAGCCCTCCTCAGGACTGTATACTGACCTAAAAAACTCAGTTTCATTCTGCAACGCAGCAATGATGTCTTTAGTAATGTTACCTGACAAACTGCTAATAGGCATTGACTTTTGCTGTGTTGTTCTACTAAAGCTTTTCAAACCAGTGTGTGACAAGAACAATACGTCAGTACCTGTATGCTGCACAGTGTCTCTGTCTACGCAACCAACGCCTGCCACGGTGTCCGACAGTGCCATAGTAGCTGGAGCTTCAGCGCCTGAGTACACAACAATACTGTGCTTACCAAAAATAATCAATAGTCCGTTGTGTGCAGCCAAAGCTACAATTTCGTCGTACCCGTCAGGCCACACCTTTGAGATATCAATGGACCCGCTAGTGCCTCCGGACCAGTCGTGACCAATCAAAAGATCAGACCAGTAAATGGTAGACTTGTCTCCAGTAACGTCTGCTGTCCAGAGCCTTCCATAAGCCGCTAGGACTTCGTTACCGTACATAGCAGACGTGACACCAGCTGCACCAGAAACGCTGCTGAGCGTGACTACAGAGCCTCCTGCGTTGTCGTACACAAGGGGTTGAAAACCACGTTGGAAAAAATAGATTTTGTCGTTGAAATCCACAAGCTTCCAGTTGTCTGCAGTAATAGTGTAACTGCCGGGTGTTTCATCAACTAACGTAGTTGTACCACTAATGATCTTGTTGTTACCTACAGAAAAGATCTTGGTGTTACCAGCGTTGTCCTTGAACTCTTTAATGGACCTTAACGAATCAACACCAAGAACAGTTTTGTTTGTAGTAACAACAGTGTGGCCTTTACGTGCAGCAATACGACCACGTTTGTCAATCACAGCGTTGTCTGCAATCTCTGCAAACGACGGGTCTTGAGCCAACGGCGAGTCTTCGGTGTTGACACCTTTAAACGCCGGGGCAACAAGGTTAATGCTACGTAGTTCTTGAGCCATATCAAATAGTCCTAAATACCATCTCTTCAGGGTGTTTTGCTGCGTCTATAGCAATAGCGTCTGACAAGAACTTTCCTGCAATTTGGAAATACTCAGCAACTGACGTACCTCCTGTTTCACCACGTTCACGGGCTAATAAAGCTACGGCATAGTGAATCACAGGTTGCGAAGGCACAAGCAAGGAATCACTGTTAGCACTTAAGTCTGCCTGTCGCTTGACTACGTCAAACCGGAGGCTGTACACATCGTCTGGTGTAGGGCCTACGAGTACTTCTGTGTCGCCGCTAGAGTCCAAACCATTGTACGTGTAGTACCGTGGTGCGCCTTCTGCTGCACTGCTAATGTACAACTGCTCGTTAAACCAGTCTTTTGTCTGATAGTCCATGAACAAGTTGCTAGTGTCGTTCAGGACACACATGACTTTGACGTTGTCACCACCGCCAGTCAGTGAGTAACTGTTGTCGGAAGCAGTAGTAGTTACAGCAATGGTTTCACGCAAAGCGGACCAGTCAGCTGCTTCTTCTACTATCTTCTTAGCGTCATTAATAAAGTCACCCACCATCTTGACATAAGTTGTGCTAGTGACTGACGTGGTTTCTTCTTCACGCAATCTACGCAACACGTTATTCATGAGGTTTAAATACGTCATCCAATAAATCTCCTAAAGAGGCCGTCAAGGTTTCTTTTTGATAACGGCTCAGTTTGTACAAAACCTTGTTCTTGTTGGTACGGGGTGTACCCTAGTTGTATTTGTTCTAGTGGTCTGAAGTCTATAGGGTCCGGTCTCGCCAGTAGTTGTTGAGTGGCTACTTGTTGCTGCTGGAGACCACCCAAGCCCGCGCCTAAAGCTGCTCCAAGCATTCCAACTCCCTCACCAAGCTGTCCTAAGCCTTGACCTACGCCGCCTATTTGTTGTCCTAGGCCAGCGATGTCGGTCATAACGCCGCCCAACTGTTCGCCTATTGCGCCAAACTGACCAGCAACACTTTGTTCAAACGCTTGCTGTGCCTCTGCCTGACTGATCTGTCCCGCTTGCAGTGCATTGATATCAACATTTACATCAGAAAATAGTTGGTTAACCGTGCCACCAAACTCTTCAAATTGTTGTCGAGTATTCGCGTCAAGCTGGCTTACATCGCCTTGAACTGCAATTAATGACTGCTGTAGGCTACGACGCTCGGTAGTTGCTTGAGCCGCTTGACTTGCCGCATCTGCTTGATACTGCCTAAACGCTTCTTCCTGACTAACCTGACCTGCACGCAAACCTTCAATGTCTACGTTAACACCGGCAAACAACTGATTAACATCCTCGCCAAACTCTTCAAACTGCTGACGTGTTCGTGCATCCAAGCGATTAACGTCACCACCCACTGCAAGCAATGCTTGTTGTAAATCTCTACGTTCTTGCTCTGCGGTTTGTTGCCCTGCCGCAATACCAGCAATAGATTGTTCTAACTGGTTTTGAACATTGCCTATGTTAGTTCCAAGCTGGTTAAGCTGATTGTTTAATGCGCCTTCTACAGATGACAGTTGCTGTAAAGTGCTTGCCTCTATATTTGTAATTTGTGAAAGCAGTCTAGCTTCAGCGTCTGTTAACTGACGTGCCTGACCTGCGGCTTGTGCGGCTAGTGCATTTTGCAAGCTAGTCTCAACATCACGCACTTCACCTGCCGTAGCAAAACCAGCGCCCTGCAAGGCTCGATCAATATCTTCTGGCGTAGTAAATCCAGCACTAGCTATAGCGTTTGTTACGTCTGCCGGTGTAGCAAAACCTGATGCCGCTAGAGCGCTACCTAGTTGATCGGGGGTCACATACCCTGCATTAGCCAATGCGGTTGCAACATCCTCTGGCGTAGTAAATCCTGCACTTGTTAATGCACGAGTAATGTCTTCAGGGGTAGCAAAACCAGCCTGAGCAAGCGCGGTTCCAATATCTTCAGGGGTAGCATAACCTGCTGCTGCTACTGCTTCGGCTACTTCACTAGGCGTAGCAAACGGAGTGTTTTCTAATACTTCTTCTACAACTCCTCTAATAACTTCTGGATCGGCGTCTCTTCCGGGAGCGCCTTGGGGTCCTTGCTCGCCTCGTGGTCCTTGTTCTCCGGGTGCTCCGGGTGCTCCGGGTGCTCCAGCAGGTCCGGTCTCTCCCGGTGCTCCTGCAGGACCAGCTGGACCAGCTTCTCCCGGCTGTCCGGGTTGACCGGGTTGTCCCTCAGGTCCTGTAGGTCCTGTAGGTCCTTGTGGTCCCGCAGGTCCCGGAACCGGTGCAGGCGCAGGGGTCGGTACAGGAGCACCTCCACCGGGAAAATCAGGAGTCCTACTTGGGTCTATAGGGGGAGCAGTAGGAGCAGGCTGACTAGGCATTGTAGGTTGCTCAGTGGGCTGCTGAGGTGCTGGAGCAGGTGTTGGAGCAGACTCAGGAAGATACTCAGGGAACAAACCCCGAACTACTCCAGTCTCTCCTTCTTGTCCTTCAGCAGGCTGAGGCGTGGGCACAGGCTCTACAGGTTCAACAGGTTCTGGTTCTGGCGGTGGCTCAGGAACTACCTCTGGTTCAATTTCATATTCAAGAGGCTCAAACTCTATTTCTTCTTCTATATCAAGAGGTGTGTCTGGAGGAATTACTTCTTCCATGGATTGCGCTCGCAACTCTTCCAAGTTGACAGCCTCTAAAACCTGAAGTTCGTCAGGAGTAGGGGGTTGTGGCGGAGGCATTACTTGTTCGTTAATAGACCTAGGAGACCATTCAGGATCTAAATAATCATCTGCATTAACATTAGTATGAAGACCACCTGTAACTCCTTCGCCCATCAAGGCAATTAAATTATTGGAGTTAGAGTCAAACACCACATAAATACCCGCATTTTCTAAATAAGCAGCCAATTGCGAAGCACCGCCGGCTTGATTAACTAATGCGGTTATCATGTCTTCGTTTAAAGATAAAACACTTCGACCATCGGCAAATTGATGGCCATAAATATTTCCTTCTGCTAATTCTTTAATTCCCGCAAGAAGTTCTTCTGGGCTACTAGACTCATCAATACCAACAAGTCGCATGTTTCCGTCTTCGTCGGTTGCATAAACCAAACCTCTTTCGGATGTTCTGCCTGCAAAAGGATCTGTTATTTGTTGATACTCAGGCTCAAATTCTTGGAATGTTTCGGTTTCTAAAAACTCTTCCTCTGACATTGTTGTGTCAGCTAATTCTGAGTCTGCCGCGTCTACGGTGCTTGCAGAAATGTCAGCAGGCTCTGGTGCATACATCTCGTTTAAAGTTTCTTGAAGCCTATTAAGCGCGTTGCTCATAGAAGCCGACTGTTGCGCGGCTAAGGCGGCGTTTAAATCATTACCAAATCTTGTATCAAGGGTTTCAGCAAGTTCTGCACGCTGCTCTGCTGTTATGCTGTTGTTCCATTCTTCAAGTTTTTTCTTGTTTTCTGCCGAATCAGAAGCCGGCGCTAACCACCGGAAAAACTCTGATGCAGTAGCAAATAAGCCGGACGAAACAACTTGATCCATGTCTAACTGACCATCAAACACTGCTTGACGGATAGCTGTTTGGCCCATTGCGTTAAGAACATTATCTACAGGTTTAATACCAGTTATTTCTGAAAGATCAAGTCCTCCCATGGCCTCAGAAAGAGCAGGGCCAATAACTTGATTAAGCGCCTGACTAAACCCTGCGGTAGCTGCTGTCTGCAAAAGCTCATCAGGGTCTATAGATCCAGTAGTAATAGCTTGAGTAATAGCATTGCTTACAACAGAAGATGAAATGGTTCCTAAACCTGCTTGAGCTAATGCCCCGCCACTCATAACGCCTATTGCGGCAACAATACCCATTTTTACATAGTCAGCTAGACCAACTTGATCTTGCTTTAGTGTTTTTACATAGGCAGATCCGTTCCAGCGATATCTATCGCCGTCTTTATTAAAAATATCTGATTGAACGCCGTACTTAGCTAAAAGTTCTTGATTAGCTTCGGAACTAGCCCATCGCTCATAAGCTGACAACTGCTCCTGCATTTGCTGACCATACAACTCTGTATAGTCAGACTGGGCATCATCTCCGTATTGAGTAAGATCCTCGCCCTCAAGAATCATCAACTCATCTTCAGTTAGTCCTCCGGTGTACTCATCCCAGTTACCAACATCGTAGTCACCTGACTGAATTAA